ATCAGCATATACGTCTTCATTACCAACTCTTCTTAGAATTTGTTCGATAATCACCGCAATAATAGTAGCTATCACCAATGGATAGAATACAAAATTTGCGAATGACATAATTGCGATTAGAAAGGTCATTTCTTAAATACTCCTGACAATATTAGGATTGCCATTGTTAGTGATGTCCAAAAAATAATGTACCACATAATTTACTTCCGTATAATAAAAACATCATCTTCTTGATCCTCCTCATCATCTGGTTCGGGTCTGAAGACTAGTAGTTGTTCTCCGTTCTTTATATCCCTCATTTCTGGATGAAGGTTATCTCTTTTTGGTGGAGGCGGTTTATTTGCCGATTCCAACGTTGATGACATAACTTTCCACATAAATGCAAAAGTTGCTCCTGCAGTTGCAGAGAACAACACAAAATAAAGCAAAAATGCGAAATCATTCATTAGATTCTAGGTATATAACCCCTTGCTTTCATTGCTGTATCCTGAATCATTGGCATCAAATCTTCCTTAACGGACTCTGTAATATCATCAATAACGTTGACATCCAAATCCATAAAGGGAGGAACGATACCAAGAATCCTCAATAAACCATCAACAAATAATGCAAGACATATAAACCCAAGAATCATACTAATGATAGTAGCCTTGAAGTTATGATCAGCCATTGACTTTTCATCAATAGCACGTGCTTCAGCAAGAGCGTCAGCAATCATCCGATCTACTTCTGCTTTAGTATAAAAATCCCCTATAATGGGTATGTCATGTCTATCTGGACTCATAATCTATATTTAGATTGATTCCTCAATATCTAGGGGGAATCTTGTCATAAGCAGTCTTAGGATCATCATCCTCTGACTTATCATCAACTAAACCTTCTTTTTTAAGTCTGTTGTAGTTGTAACAACTTCCCGTAGGACTCAACTTAATCTTTGGTAGTCCTGCCTGTTCTTGAACTTCATCCAAGAACATCTGAGCTTTTTCGTCTTCGGTCATGGATTGCAAGAAGGATCATATTGTCTCATCAGTCCTATAAACAGAAGAGTTCCTGCGCCAATCGCTACTGGGATCAAAAATACTGGCATAGATTTAGAAATTTACATATCTATAGTACCACTAACAGGCGGTTCCGTCAAGGGCAGCCCTAGTGTCTTGTATTCTAACATTTGTTTTAGGAACAGAACCTCATTTTTGAGTTCTTCATTCTGTTTCTCTAAAAATTCACAGTGTTCTTGGTAAATGATTATACTCATAGAAAAAAAGAAACCCCCTTTCGGAGGCCTCTTAAACATTTGGTTTGAAACTTTACTTTAAAATTTGACTACACACTTGTTTACAACTTGTAGCATTGTCATCACAATCTATTAAACAGTCGAAGTAATCGTCTATTAAATCGTCTTGATTGAATTCAAGATTCTTTTCGTGATGTACCCATTCTGCCATTTGATTATGTGACATAAGGTTTTTCATACTAATCTCCTCCTAAACAACTAAACATAATGTACTTGAAGTTTCAGGTCATCTTGTTTCCTTCGATTCTACCAGTATTTAGTCAGGATATCCTCAAATAAGACAATACGTTTACAAAATTTAATTAGGAATTTATACCGTGTAGCCAGCGCCTACCTTCTGAGGGCAATCGATTTGGAGAGTTCCTGTCATTGGTTGATGCATATGCTCAAGTAGGTGATCTACCTTCTGAGTTAACTGATCAATCTTCTGCATTGTCTCATGCTGATGATGGAGTAGGTGAATATGCTGATCAAGAACACGATCTAATGTTGCTTGAAGTTCGGAATTATCCTGTGCAGGTGGTGTTGAGACTGGCATATTAGTCACACTATAATCAACTGCTGCTGCATATAAGTCTGGTGACATATTAGCAGTATCAACTGAATAAGTTCCATCGATATTAATATCTTCGGTGATTATTACATTAGCACTAGTATCAATTCCAACCGTAAAACTCTCTTGACCAGTATAATTGTAACTATCAGTGTTACCAACTCCTGTTGCCAATTCTGGATGAATTCTTGGATCCAAATCTGGATTATATGCATTATCAGCAGATGTTCCTACAGATACAGGTTCGGTTTCCTCTTCTGTAATTGTGAATTTATCAGCTGATACACGTTCTGAAGGAGGAATGTACGCTCCAGTTTCAGGATCATGCGATCCATCGTTATATGAACTTGTCATTGTTTTAATTCAGGTGTTTCTTTATTTACCATAGATTCTACCACAGGTGTTACATTAGGCAAAGGCTCCCCTGTAAGTATTGCAACAGGAGCAGCTGCAACCACTACGGCCACTGCCGTAAAAGTCAATCCAGCTTCTATCAATTGTAACAGTTCTACCAATCGTCTTCCTCCTGTTCCTTGCTTTCTATGTATTCTTTATTTTGTCTGCAAACACCATGTACATCAATCTCTTGGTGCAAATGAGCAGCAGTATGAAGACCCTCTATTAGTAAGAGGACTGATAACATCATTACTGGTAACATCCACAATGGATGTCCCATAACCTCTCCTGTCTTCTTCATATTATTATACCATAAAAAAAGAGGGGTGTAACCCCTCTTAGTTATGCAAGCGTGAATCTAGCTCTTAGATGCGAACTTATGCTCGTGCCTAATACCACGATACATTAGATCGTGATTTCTTAATTGAGCTGCTTCATCGAGTACTCTTTTGTTGTACTCTGTGGTGTCATACTCGACACCTCTGTATGTGACTTTTGCCATTGGCTGTACCTAAAGGTAGGGTGGATAAGACCCCGTTCCTTCAGTCGGCTTTTGCGTCCTCCGAAGAGGATGAACGAATCCGTTCCGAGTCGGCTTACTTGCGACCTCCTATGAGGTTGAACGATATGTGCATATTAACACATGTATAATATATAGTCAAGTAGTTGTGTTCGATTTGATACAGTTTTATAATTATTTAATCTTTGTTGTATCACCATGTACCAAAACATCCAAATCGCTCTTATAATAGATGCCCAAAGCATCACATAGACTATTGGCAATAGGTTTTCCATTATCATTGAGAGAAGTATTAAGTAGTATCGGTGCTCCTGTCAATCTTTCATATTCCTGCAACAACGCATAATAATCTTCCTGATCTGGTGATACTGTATTCATCCTACAAGTACCATCTTCATGGGTAATTGAAGGAAACCTCTCTGGTTCTAGTACATCAGCAACATATAACATATGAGGTGAAGGGCCGTTCCAATAGAAATACTTAGATACCTTTTCTTCTAATACAGAAGCACCAAAAGGTCTAAAAGGTTCTCTATGTTTTACTTTACTGTTTATATACTCTTTTCCATGAGGATCAAAGGGATTCATCAATATACTTCTATTACCTAATGCTCTTGGGCCTATCTCGCCATGTCCTTGATACCATCCAACTATCTTTCCTTGTGCAAGTAGTTCAGCAGTGTCTTTAATGGTCTTCTCAGACGGTCTAGGCATGTGACTAGACCATATGGTCTTCTCAGTAGGTCTAGGTGAATCATCCTCCTGCCAGAATGGGAATCCAGTAGTATCAAATGGATCCAAATTATAAGTTCTTCTTAGATATTCAATAACACCAAGACTTAAACCCTGATCATTCGCATGTGGTGGTATAACAAGATTAGGGAATCTATCTTTTAGTACCTTATTAATAATAGTATTCTGTGCAATACCACCAGAATAACCTATAACATCACCATCCTGAGCAAATTCTTGAAAATGTTTTAAGAATAACTGTTCTGTCTGTTCATGAGCAGTATGAACATAATCAAGGATATATTGCATATCATGAGCACGAGGTTCTATCCTATTGAAATTCCATAACTGATCCAGTTTATCAATATGGTCTACTGGCACTACATCTGAATTTTCTGATCCATATGCCTTCATTGCCATTATTTTACCTGCATGGTCAAGGTAATTACCCTGTAATTGGATGATTGCACCCAAATGTGACATTATAAACCCAAGACTTGCAGAATTGAAGATATCCTGTGCATTTGACTTACCAGAATCAATTAGTTTCCCATCTCTCCATACACTTCTATACATCCAGTCATCACCAAACCCATCAAACACAAAATGGAGATTTGGTTCAATTCCCAAAGGCCAGAAACTTAGTGAATGAGCATAATGGTGGTCAATTCTATGAATAATGCAATTAAACCCCAAATCCCTAAAAACGGGAATTTCGACTGATTCTGTTTGTTTCTGTGGATCATATTCTATCTCATTATGAACATGTGAGTCCATAACAATACCTACTGCATCTACCTCTTGAGGTACTATATTCCATTCCTTGAGTATCTTTGTCCAACCATAAAGACCCTCAAACCCAAAATGTTTAATTTGAAGATCTCTCTCAAAAGACATATATCTTATCTTTTCACCATCAAAGTAAGTCACGTTTGAATCGTGGGAATCTAAACGAAGTGCTAATAATTTCATGTTACTAAATGGTGTTGTGGTAAATGGTCAAAATATCCAAACTTAAATGCCTGATCTATTTCCCATATAAACATTGGATGAGCAATTGGTGAGGTTGTCCAAGCATCTTCTAGTTGGACAGCACCCTCAAGACTGAATCGTTTATTCATGCAAATCTTCATCCATTCCGATCCCTCTAATTGTTTCTGAGAGATTTCCTTTGCATTTTTCCAAAAAGGAGTATCATAAACACTTCCTCTATGATAATGGAAAGCAATAAGATCTCGAAATGAATCAATATACTCTTTATAGTTGTAATTTAACTGATCTTCCCCTAAATCACGAACAAAGTAATCTAAGAACTGTGTTGCCATAACAGTATACAGTGGAACTGCATATCCGTGAAGAGGTTCGTAATTGAATAACATATTACCCTGTCTAAGGATTCTACGATCAGCAATCTTCTTAGAATGGTAATTATCCCATTTTAGTACATGAACATTCTCTTTGAGAACATCATAGTTTATATGGGCTTTAGGGATCCTATGAGTATGTAGAAACTCATGTGAGTTCCTAATTGCGTCCTCATCTGTAGTAATACTCCTATTAAAAAGATATCCCCAATTACTCCTATGATGAACAGGAACCCCAAACATCCATCCATCGGGAGTTGCTAGTGCATAGGTAAAATCCCAATCGCCAGGATGAGGACACATATTCAAAACAGCGGAATTTACTGGAATACTGTCAACATGTTCAAAAGTGTCATCTACCGATTTTGGGATTCCTCGAGCATCTATGACAAAATCGTATTCTAGCGCTTTTTCACCTAATTGGATATATGCCTTAGATTCATCTTGCCAAATTCTGTCCACATAACCATGAATCTCTTTAAACTTGTGAGACCAATAATGGGACATTCTAGGCAAAACAAAATCCCTCAATGCAAACGTATCTGCATGAAGGGCTTGACATGATAGGGTCATGTACCCATTGGTAGAATCAGGATAGTTCTGTGACTCTTGCCAGTCAACGAACATAATTCCTTGTTTTATCTTTGCGTTTAACTTCTCTAAATCAAACGGAAAGGAAAATTGGGTTGCTCCACGTATTAACTGTACAAAATCATGTCCTAATGATTCTCCTACCCCAAATATAGGTACATCTGGGTCATGAATTATATCAACCTTAATCCATTCATGTGATCTAGAAACTAATGCCATGGCACAGGTGACACCACCTGTACCTCCACCAACAATTGCTACTTTCATAATAAGCGACCTTGTGGCTCAAAAAAAGCTCGGAGTTTTTTTCAGCGCTTTCTCAGAACCAAAAAGCGTTTTCACATGCCAGGTGGGCGACTTGGATCTTGACCACCTTGGCCAAATCCAGGCGGAGGGCCTGGAAAACCTTGAGGACTATTTTGTGGTGCTCCCATGCCTGGGTTCTGAAAACCTTGACTTAAACCTTGGCCAGGGCCAGGTTGTGGCCACCCATTATGTGACTGTGCTGCTCCACCTACTTCAAAATTTGCATTGATTCCACCATCTTGCATCTTCTGGAATCCATGTTCTACTCTATGTGATTCCACAGCAGCAAGAGTATCATCAATCTTCTTTTCCAATTCTTTGATCTTAAAAAGGATCAAATCAATTTTGTCTTCCATTAACGTCCCTCCCGTGATTTATTTCTAATAGTTATATGATTGCCCTCGACGGCAAACTCTAGGTAATCTGTATGATCCCACTCAAGTTCTTCATAGAGTTCATTAAGTTTATCCATATCATCCCACAGATCGGTGGGAGTGGGTTCACCCCAAAAAGGATTTTCTTCCATTTTAATTATTGGATGGTTGTTTGAAGTACTTGTCTATAACCTCAACTTGATCATGATATCGAGCAATCTTATCAAGTTCCGTTTGAATGGCTTCAGTAATGTCGGAATGTTCTCCTATACCCGCAGGGTGTTCTAGATAAACATTAACATTGGCCTTATGTTTGGCGATCTCACCTTGAGCGTGAGCTTTCACTGCCGATAATAATTGTTCTCTCATATGTAGCATAGTTATACAAGTTGGTGTAATTGAAGGTATTTAACAGTTTCGACACAACCACCAATGGTTGTGGCATCTACAGATACTTGAGGAAATGTAGATTCCTCACCAAACTGTCCGATAAAGGCCTCTTTAGTGAAGTCTTTGTCTAATTTATACTCGACATACCGTAGTTGTGCTAATTGTAACACAGAAATGACCTTTTCGCAATGAGTACAGCCATCTTTTGAGTAAACGGTGAAATTCATTCTTTCTCGTGCTCGAAGTGTTCTTTTACAATTTCATTGAATTGTTTAAAGGATGATTGACAATTAGGAGGATCAGGATACTTATATCCTTTCATCTTTCTCCAATCTCCATGCATTGCACCAAGAATCCATGATTGAGAAAGACTTCTAGGCCCATTCTCCAATATTTCTAGTTGAAATTTGGACAAAAGTTTATGACTTTTATACTCCTCTCTCCAATTGGAATCATCCCATGTAGTAGGATCAGTATTCATCAGAGTAATATTGCTCCTATAACAAATCCCTTACTAAAAGAAAGAACCAACATCTGATAGTCTGTAAGGTTGAACTTATCTTGTATCTTTCTTGCCCATTTTCTGTCAAATTCCACGGCCTTATCGAACCAAAGTTTAGGATTAAAATTCCACATGGTTTTTACCTAAAATTATATTTAGCATAAAAAAAGGGAACCCGAAGGTTCCCTTAAGTATATCAGATTATTCTGTTTTTATCAACCAATAGAAGGAGCAATAAGTGCAACTTCAGATGTCTCAGCAGATGCTAAGTCAAGTGGGAAGTTGTGAGCATTACGCTCGTGCATTACTTCCATTCCGAGGTTCGCTCTGTTAAGAACATCACCCCAAGTTGGAACAACCTTTCCGTTTGCATCAACTACAGACTGGTTAAAGTTAAATCCATTCAGGTTGAATGCCATCGTACATATACCCATAGAAGTCAACCAGATACAAACAACTGGGAAAACTGCTAGGAAGAAGTGTAACGAACGTGAGTTATTGAATGAAGCATATTGGAAGATCAAACGTCCAAAGTAACCATGAGCGGCCACGATGTTGTAAGTCTCTTCTTCTTGTCCAAACTTGTAACCGTAGTTCTGTGACTCATTCTCTGTTGTTTCTCTGATTAGAGAAGAGGTAACGAGTGAACCATGCATGGCAGAGAACAAAGCACCACCGAACATACCTGCAACACCAGCCATATGGAATGGGTGCATTAGTATGTTATGTTCTGCTTGGAACACGAACATGAAGTTAAACGTACCAGATATACCTAGAGGCATACCATCTGAGAACGATCCTTGTCCGAAAGGATACACTAAGAATACTGCAAAAGCAGCGGATACTGGAGCAGAGTATGCAACACAGATCCAAGGACGCATACCTAAACGGTATGATAATTCCCACTGTCTACCCATATAGGCAGAGATTCCAATAAGGAAGTGGAAAATGACCAACTGGTAGGGACCTCCGTTGTACAACCACTCATCTAGAGTAGCAGCTTCCCAAATGGGATAGAAGTGTAGTCCAATTGCGTTACTTGATGGAACAACAGCACCAGAGATGATGTTATTACCAAACATTAAA